AGGTTTTTGCTGAGAGAGCCGGTACAGCTTTTGTACTTTCCCCTGCTGTTGCGCTTGTAATGGCCCCGCATCCATCTGTGATAAAACACTCTCCGGGGTACCGCCAAGCTCGGATAGTGCGCCCATGTCAGAAGAGTACTCACTGTACCGTTGGTCACCCAAATCACGCTGTTGCCGTTCGTAATTTTGGTCTTCGTTAGTAGCTCGCATCTGAGCTAACCGCTCGAGCGCAAGTTCACGCTCTCTCCGGCGTTCTTCTTCATCAGTAAAAGCCTTGCTCATCCTCGGAAGGGATTCACCCAAAGAAGAAAATATGCTGCCAAGTGGTGATGCCATTAAAACCCCCTCGTCAGCGACCGATACAGTGCTGTTTTAAAATCATCCCGGAGAAACGAAAGAGAATTCATTCCCATCTGGCGCTCGGTATTTTTCTGCTGTAGCGCATCCTGCTGTTTCTGATAATCAAAAAGCCGGTTCCGATATTTCCTATCATCGTTTGCGTTCATTCCGGCACCAATGGCTCCAAAAATTCCACCTGCAATGGGCCCTATAACCGGAATACTGTTTAGTAGCCCTTGCCCTAAACCAGCCCAATTTATCCCGCCGCCGGTCGTTCCCGACGCTTGCGCTCCGTACATTAATGGGTTACCCATTACCATTGCCTCACATTTGTTGATGCTGGTGATGTTTTTTGTGTCGTTGTTTTTGCTGCACTTGTAGCAGTAGAACCGGTTATTCCTGATGCTGCTACATCATTACTATACATCTGTTTGTTGAAAAAATCGTTAAATGCTTTCTGTCCTGCTGAATTTAGTTCTCCAGTAGCAGGGTTTGCAACCATATCAGGATGCGTAAGCCCGAATTCCTGCTTCATTGCCTGCATCTGCTGTTGTACCTCTTTATACACCGCCATTGGATCAGGAGCTTCGATCTTTAACCCGTTGGTAGTAGCTGTTTTTTGGAGGAACGACCTTAGAGCATCCGGATTAACGGTACCCGCTTCAACTCCGGCCTTTAACCTATCCCACTCCGCATTTTGAGCGTTCAGGTCGATTCCTTTTTGCTGTAACATAAGCTCGAGTGTTTGCACTCCACGGTTAAGCGAAGCCTGTTTCGCCTGTTCGGTTAGGAGCGTGTTTTGCATGGCTTCAGCATGGTCAAAATTCCCTTCCTGCAGAGCGGTTTCAATCTGACCCTGCATTGCGATCTTGGCAACATCGTAACCCTGTTCGGTTGCCATTTTATTGAGATCCTGGGTATAGGCGAGAGTCATAATGCTTTTTTGTCTGGCGAAATCTCCGCTTGCCGCCGATTCTGCGAGTTGAGACTCTAAAAATGCCATGCGTGTTTCCTGATCCATGCCGTTCATCTGCATGGTAAGCTGGGTATTGTTACGCATCTGCTCAATCTGCTTTTGAGCTTCAATATCATTGGTTTGTTCCGCACGCTTTTGAGCCCAATCGTAATACATTGAAGCCTTTTGGAAATCTTGCTCAGAAATATTTTCACCGGTCTGCCATGCTTGAGTTGCGACGCGCTGAGAGTCTGAAAATTCATTTTGAGCCGCCTGTGCAGCTGAATCGATCTGCCCTTTAAGAGTGGTAAGTCTTTCCTGCGCCGCAATATCATTGCTTTGTGTTGCAATGGTGAGCTGACGGTCGAGATCGTTCTGAATTGCGGTGAAGTTCTGCTGAGTAAGCAGTTTCCCGCTATCGAGCTGATCCTGCAATTCCATCAGGGAAGATTTTGACTGAGTATCGAGGTTCGTTGCGGTAATCAGTTTAGTAATGTCATTTCCGAAAGTCTTATCGAGCTTTACAAGGTCGTAACCCTGCTGTGTTGCAAGCTTCTGAACATCTTGTTCATAACCAAGATTCATAAGTTCAATGGCATTTTTCTGCTGTGCCTGCTGTGCCGCCGCATCAATTTTCCCCTTGAGCGTTGTGAGGTCTTGCTGCGCTTTAATGTCAGTACCCTGCATCGATACCGCGAGTTTATTTTTAATGTCTTCTTGTGCTGCTGTAAAATCGTTTACGGTTTTTAGCTTGGTCAGATCGTACCCGAACTGCTGCGCAAGCGTCTGAGTGGTTTGGTCGAATCCAAGTTTCTGCAACTTGATAGCATTTTCCTGCTGTTGCATCTGTTGTGCTGAAGTAATTTGACCTCGGAGCGTTTCGAGCTTCTGAGCATTCACAGAATCATTGCTCTGCATTGCCAATGCAAGTTTATTTTGAATATCCTGCTGTATTGCAGTGAAATCCTGTGCTGTCTTCAATTTGGTAAGGTCATAACCAAACTCGGTTGCTGCCTGTTGTGCATTTTGGTCGAATCCAAGTTTCTGAAGCGCGACAGTATTCTGTTGCTGTTGAGCAAGATTTTCTTTGGTATACCCCTGCTGTGTCGCCATCTGTTCAAGGGTGTTTTTCTGCCCCTGCTCCTGAGATCGCTGCCCTTCGTATGCATTTCGAACATTGAGCAGATTGTTGATGTTTTGTGCTTTCATAGCTTCGTCAGAAGATGATTGAGTAAGCCCGGCATTTATTGCATCAGTCCAATTTTTCTTCTGAGTATCATAAGCAGTCATATCCATTTCATTTTCGAGGTTTGATCTGCCTATAACATCTTCATTTATAGCCCGAAGAAGATTAGCCTGCACCTCTCCAGATCCCCCTATATCCCCGAATTGCTGCCGGAACGCCTGACCTGCCTGTGCTCTTGTTGCATCGTAATTTGATAAAGCATTGGCTTTCTGTGCAGCCGGATTATATCCGAAGTTCGGATCAGTCATCATTTTTTGTGTCATCTGCTGCGTTTGCTGCTGAATATTATTGGTGGCGGGTTGCATAGCAGTGTTTTGCGCCTGACCAAGCACATTCATGTTCCCCTGCTGTATTCCAGGAGCAGTTGCCTGTTGTGGCTGCACTATCGGCAACATGTTCTGTTGCCCTCCAGAATTCTCATTCAGGTATGGCAACTGCTGTTGCTTCTTTTTCGGCAAACCGGTTGCCGGATCTGTTTCGAATGTGGAAAAATCAACTGCCATATTTCAACCAGTATCCTTTCATACTGTCAGCATAAATTGCAACAGTTCCTACATTTAAAACATGTGTCGTTACGGTATCACTTATCTTCCCGGATATGGTAACAGAATTTCCGGTAGAAACTGGATTATGAAATTCAAAAATTCTATTTTCATTATTGTAAAATGGCGGCATGGTAACCGTAAAAGCCCCCAAAGTAGAATCACACTCAACAATAACCCTACTGCACTCTGGGTTATATGCCGAAGCAAGTTGATAGTCTTTAGGTGTTAGTGTTATTCTTTGTATAATCATTATGATCCCATATTTGTCCAAAATAAATTCAACATTACTTTATCCATGTCGCTGAAAAGAATGCGCATCCACTATTTGCACTCGCTGTTAAATACCCGAGCGTGCTGGTTCTTATAACATATTTATTCGACCCGTCGTAGTATAGCAAACCTGTCTGTAACTGTGAATTATTATTAATAGCTATCGGTATGTATACCACGTCTACAGGTTTAAATTTAGAAGGTATTCCTTTAAGTACTGCCTCAGTTGATGTAGTTATGGCTCCCGATAAAGAATTTTGATACAAAGTTATAGCGCTTCCTACTCGTATTATTCGAGCAGTTGTTCTGTCCCGGTAGGTAGACCCGTCGTAAAGAGAATCATAAAACGTTGTATCTTCGTATACTAAAGTATCCCTGTTATTTGTAGTAACCCCTTTGAGAGCGTAAAGCCTGTCAGTTAAGTTTAGGCTGTCTACAGCAACGGTTCCGGTAAAAGTTGCTGAAGTACCGAATAGCGCACCAGAGAATCTTCCGATAGTTGCGGATAATCCTTTAGTAACATAAACAGAGTCCCCGAATATTATTGAAGAAAACCTCCCAATGGTTGCTGAAACACCTTTTGTGAGAGATAAAGTGTCGCCAAAAACTATACTGGAAAATCTTCCTATTGTAGCACTTATCCCTTTTGTTATTGTTGCCGAATCCCCAAACAGCACCGAAGAAAATCGTCCGAAAGTCCCTGATATTCCCTTTGTACTCCTTAGTGAATCAACTCCAACGTTTGAAGAAAATGATCCTGTTGTTGCGGATATTCCGGCAGAAAAATTCCCGGTGGTGGCGGAAACGCCTTTTGTCGATTTTAAAGAATCTACACCTACAGTTCCAGTATAAGTAGCCGTTGCGCCATTAAGGTGCCCGCCTATTTTTGCATTTCCAGAAATACGAAAAGATCCTGAATCTGTAAACGTAGAGTCTGGAGTAGGATTATTTATTCCCACTTTACCAGTTGAATCAATATAAACTCTCTCTACACTTTTTGTCGAAAATAACATCTTATCAGTGGGGTGATTGTATGATATCCTTCCGGAGTACCTACCAAGTCCCGCATCTGTATCTCCAAAGGCAATCTCACCATAATGAGTTTTAGGGGTAACTATATTTATCGAAGTCCAATCCTCGCTTTTAACAACTAGTTCAGCGTTTGAGTTATACGAATAGGATTCTGATGTGTCCTTTCCGACATAAAGTTTTGGAGCAAATGCCTTTGACGCGCTTGCGCTTATACAGCTTTCATTAAACGTGCTATCAGTATTGGCGTATGGTACATACCCAGTCGTAACTCCATGCAGTTTATTGGCTTTTTTAAAGCATGAGTCTGCAAGCTGAACCGTCGATGCAGCACCTATCATTACCCGGTAAGACGAAGCAGAAATAATTGTCGGAACTCCGCTTTTAAGTATCAAGCATGAATCTCCAGTTCCACCAGACGGTAGCCCGGTCATCCTGAGAATGCGTATTCCAAGGCTATCAGCAACAATAGTATCGCACCTCACCTTTCCGCTTATCGTATCAATGTTCATCCATTTGAAAGTGCTGTCATGGTTCGAAAACCAAGTCCATCGGGGATACTTTGCAACAACGGTATCTTTAAGGTAATTAACTCCATTCCTCAAGGTGTTCATATTGTTGTTGAATCCGGATGAAGACCCGGAAGCCCCCGGAACTGCGACATATGGTATTGAAATATCATCAATTGCAAACAATAGCGAACACAACAAAACAATAACAGTAAATATATTCCTCATAAAAAATTACTCCTCTCAATTACTGCCTCTATGGTGACTTGCATTACCTTTACCTTTGGATCATTTGCTGTTTGTTTTATTTCAATATAGCACGTTTTACCCTTCAAAGAGTCTTTTAACTTTTTCTTGGTAACGCTCGCATTTTCAATCGGCCAGTATGATTCATCCCAATTGGTTTCATCCCAAACAAAATTTGATCCACCATCTGGAACACTTGTCGATATAGTCTTATCTCCGCTGTCCTTCTGGAATTTATCTGGTACATATACACGTATTGTAAAGTTTGCAATGTTCATGTGCAAGCAATACACTCGATAAAACCAGCATATAGAGGCAATGTCAGGCATTATCACTTTACTCTTTACAATACACTCATGTGTAGTATTAGTTGACAGCAATGTTCCATATTTATCGTAAACATATATAGATACATCGTTGTCAGGTGATTCGTAAAAAATCTTCGATGCACTTGCATGGCTTTGCCCTACGAATACAGCATTGTTTATCTTGCTTACCGCACAATAATTGCCTGAGTAAGGTTGAAATTCCCATGCTATTTGATTTTGCGCCGACGAAATAAACATCATACTGTCAAGATTTAATACAGCGTGTTTATTATTTACAGATGTTGAAATATCGTTATCTTGCCACATTAAATGGTATTCGTTTCTCATTGACCTTCGGTATACATAGCCACACGCTTTAAAGTTAGTTCCTTGAGAATATATTTTATCAACATAGTTTTTTATATTGAAAGATATGTCGTAATCGGTGAATTTAGATCCATCGAAAATACGAATCCCGTCGTTCGTAAGCCCTATTACTCCATTGTTCCATCTGGCAACCGTTCTCATTTCGTAAAAGTTCCATCGAGGTTCAATAAGAAATGATACTGCAGTAGGGTCAGCGTTGGGGATGACGATAATTCCATTGTCGGTGTTGATGTACAAATTGTACCCGACACTAAATATTCCAGTGCATTGATACGGCATAATAATATAGTTTGCAGCGCCAAATTTCTCCAGATCATACTCATTAAATGCCTTGTTTGAATAGTAAATTACATTTGATGCAATCATCCATATTCGATTTGAAAATGCATAAATGAAAGTTGCAGAAGTAGGTGGAAGCCCATTATCGGCAGAACTATATTCGTAAACAAGAGATGTGTTTTTTGCCGATGCACTCGATATTATGAAGGTAGTGGTTGCATTATCGTTTGTTGCATAAAAGAAATAATGAATAACTTCGGACGGGCTTTTGATCCAGATAACTTTTTGCCCTACTTGAGGATCTGCACTATTTGCAAAATCGGATATTGTAATCCTGTTGTTTCCACCTCCGAGCGTTACCGACCCAACATATTGCCCGGACGAGTATAATTTATCGACGCTGCTCACACGTCGACCATACGAAGCGTAAATGGTATAAACCCCATCTGCAAGCCCTGCCCCGGCACTTGCCGCTGCAGTAACTCCGGCAGGTGGAGCAATACCTATCCGGTATGCGGTACCGCTCTCAACTTTTATGCCTGCAGATCCATTAACAACCCAATGCTTTCCATGAGAATCACACGACCAACCTTCGCCAGTTCCAGTAAGGGAATAAAGCGATGTGAGTGAACCTATTCCAGCACCAGAATAGTCAACATCATAAAGAACTCCTCCTGACAATGCCAAAAGACGCTCGGTTCCACCAAAATCACGATACATGGAGAGCATTTTCAGGTACGTTGTGAACGTAGTTGATGCAGTTAGACCGGTAGCTCCAGGGTATTTTTCAACACCTGATTTTTTCAAGATAAACCCACAGGATTCCGGCTGCACTTGGTTTCCACCAATACGCAACGGATGCTCAACGGAATTTATTCCCCCGCTGAAGTCGCTCATATCGATTGCGACAGTTTTTTTATTTCCATCACTCATCGAACATCCCAATCGTTGCCGTACCTGCTCACTGGTCGATCATTGTTCCCTGCCATATCATAGGTAGGTATCCGAATCATGTTTCCGGCTGCATCATTTATTCCTAAATCCCCGCATTCTGATACATTTTGATGCTTTCCCTTGAACTTCATTAAGAAATCGTCGTATTCTCCCTTTAGCGCCTGCCATTCATTGTTTAAACCCTTTTCCCGGCATCTAATTCGTTGAGCCGACAAAAGCACCAGATCTGCAGGAAACGGGCTGTATTCGGTTCCTGAACCAGTAAAGATAGTTGGTATTACCTGATACCGTAAATACATGGTATAAATTACCTCTTCGACAAATTTTAGGCTCGCAGAATACCCTGCCGAAGTGCTGAAAGATCGGTCTATTTCATAGTCTTTTCCGGAATAGTAACGTATTGTCGGGATGTTATCATCGTTTGGATCTGAATAAACAAGAAGTATTGATCCGCAATCGGTAGGCAGGACGGCAGTTTTACCGTCCGTTCCACCAATTGTCAAAGTATAACGATCTTTAGTGAGCATATCCCATCCTCTCGGAGCTTCGAGCAGCAATGAACCAATTGCACGGTTGATATAATCAAGTGCAAGGTCAGTAATATACTCGCTGTCCGAAGTTGAGACTTCCAGCCAGTTGCTGAATCTGGCTGCAATATCGCTATAAAGATCGTTAAAAAACATTACCTAACGCCCCCACTATTACCGCGATTTCGCTGTTCAAGTGCAGCAAGCTTTGCGTTCAGATCCGCAATTTCTTTGTCCTTTGCCTCATCCGAAGCAAGTTTACGGTTAAGATCAGGATTATATCTTGCAATAAACTCCTTTTCGGTAATCAAAAGGCTTTTTGGCCCCTCGGCCTGCGCCTTTAGCTTCTCGGCAATCATAGGAGGTGTATTTTTGTCCACAACGAATACACACCAGTAACCGTTTTCGTTCAGACGGTTCATGTGTGGTTTCGATTCCAACTCTTTACTTACAAGTACCGGCTCTCCATTTCCGTTTGTTATTGGAAGACCGGTAACAGGATTTGTTTTAACCTTCACCTTGCCATCATCTCCAACATCGTTGTACGATATTGAGTGTTTACGACTTGGGTAGTAGTAAACTATTTCGCCTTTTTGCTTCTGATAAATACTTACCATGCTTTTCTCCTTAAGGTTTTGCGTTGAAGTAGGTTGTTCCTGTTTCCTTCATGTAAACACGAATCGGCTTTTGTACAATTACCGTACTTGCATCAAGAGAAAACAGTCTGAACACAATAGAATACCCGGGTAGCGAAGAAAGATCAACATAAACGCCTTTATCTCCATTTGCACCGATAATAGTATCTACTTGTGTCCACCCAGATGCAGCGGTATCAGTAATTGCACTCCCGTTTATAATCTGGTATCCAAGCTGTATGGTATCACCGGACGAAAAACATGCTTTTGAAAACATAGTTCTAAATCCTGCAACCGCCGGACGACCTTTTGCAACACATAAACTATACGGTCCGTATGCTATTCCGTTCCCGGTTTTTATTGTGTCATTTGCCCCTGAATTGCACGTACCAAGTTTTATATCCCTGTAGTTTACAGGGCGATCGATTGATGCGTCACCAGCTACTACAGCGGTAGCAGCATCAGAATAAACGAAGAAGGCGAAAACTACAAGCATAAATGCTAAAAACTTTTTCATACTTTGTAAGCTCCTGTTTAAATTAAGGGGAGATCACTCCCCGTTTTTTGTTTTACTGACAATTACCATAGATTAGTAAGAATACACGACGATTGACCACCGTCGTAGTTATCCGCACCGAATTCTCCAAGTATTTCCGTGATTCTTCCATCCCGATCATTCTCCTGCCGGTCTTCCAACGGCTGAAAATCGCGCAGGTACGCAATTCCGTTCATTTCAGGCTTGAAAACGAACGCCTCAGTTGCATACGAACCGACATCAAAGAGTGGATGGTGAACAAACTCAAGAATGAATTTATTCGTCCTGATTTTTGTTGTGTTAAGCCCTGCAACATCAAGGACACTTTCTTTGCCGGTAATCTGGACGCTTGATGTACCCTGAATCATCGAAATAAGATTACCGATTGTACGCTGACCTGCATATGCGATCATCTTGTCGTTTGGGTGTACCGTATCAAGCTTGATTGGTAATTCGGTCTGCAACTTATACATGGTCATCTGGCCGTCCATATCGTATGAATTTGCAGCCATTGTATAAATACCGTTTGTGGTAGAAAATGCAGTTGTTAATGAAGACCCGCCCGAAGTGGTGTTCCCAGAACTTGCTTTTGCGCCAAACAAAATAGCGGTTTCGGCTTTTGAAAAGAAGTTGCCAAAATTTATTTTTCTCCGCAGTGCAAAATAATCGGTAGTTCCGTAAAAATCTATTGCCCGCATCGTTTCGCTCTCGGCAACTGGTTCGCGTGAAATCTGCACGGTGTTGAAAATATGATCCATGTCATTGCTGATCATGGACGGGTTGTTGCTGTTTTGACCGTAAGCAGTTGAACCTATCATGAGGACATCGCCAGCCTCAACAGAGAATGCAGTTGCCCCGAAACTGGTAATTACACATTCGGTTGCGCTTGTTACGCTGTCAACACGAGCCCATGTTTTATTACGGGTATTGTGCACAGTATCAGCGTACTTGATGTTTTCGGTGTTGCAATACAGCGTGGTGCTACTTAATGCAGCGGTCACCTTTGCGGTAAACACCAATGGATTGTAATTGTAAACCTCGTATCGAACTTGATCTACCTTCCTTTTTCGAAGAAGCCCCTCCTGCTGAGTCCACCCGTTTTCATCAGGCGTGCCCTTTGAAAGAAGCAAGCATGATGGTGCGCTTTGGGCATAATTCATTATGATCTTATCCCACACGTCGCGCTTATTAAACTGAGTTTCTCCCGGAGTTGGCATCGGCGCAATTCCGGAGCCGTCTGATATTTTACCTTTTGTAGTAGTCATTTAAAAAATCTCCCGTTATATTCTGTCACCTAAATTACCAGCGAAGTACAGACCCCACGGGTCTTTTTCGGCTCCAGATGGTTGTCGATTATAAGGCCCCGCAGGATGTTTCTGAGCGGAAGACCTCTTTTCTTCTGCTTGACGTTCACCAAGCATTCTATTTATCTGAGCTGTTTGTTTTGACTTTAATCTGTGTGCCCGATCCATTGCAAGGTTGAAAATATACTTGAACTCTTCTTTATCCGATTGAACTTCCATTACAAACTTTTCTGCAAGCTTGCCCTTTTCCTCTTCAGACATTCCAGACACATCAGGATATCTCTTTGCAAACTCACGATTAAGGATATAAGCACCAATTTCAGGGTTGAACATAATGTGACTGAATAATGATGTTTTCTCTTTATCATCCTTTCCCGGAAGCTTACTAATAACAGATGATACATTTATTTTTGCACGTTCTGCTATTTTTGCAGCACGTTCCTGCTCCGCTGCTGATTTTTGACGCTTTTCTTCTGATTCAAATCGGCGTTTGTATTCCCACTCTTTAATGTGCTTGTCAACAACTCCTTTTTGTTTTTCAAACACTTCATTGAGTGCCGTCTGAGGATCTTTACCCTGCTGTATGAGCTGCCATACCTCATTTAGAGGATCAACGGCGGCAGAGTACATACTCGTTTTGTACTTCTCTGCCTCTTCAAGTTCCCGCTGCCACTCCGGACGAGTATCCGCGGGTTGCTGTTGTTTGCTACCTGGAACAACGGGCTTTTTATCATCATCAGCCCATTTGGTGTCTTCCGGAAGCGTAAAACTCAGAAATCCGTTTGCGTCAAATTCTCCTTTGTCTGTTCTGAATACCTGGTCAATCGGGTCGAGTTCAGGCTTTTTTTCGTCCTGCTTTGTCTCTGGCTCTTTTGGCGTTTCTGCCTTTGGTGGTACCCCAGTATCTTCTTTTGGCGTTTCTGCCTTGGTTTTTAGTGATGGTTCAACAGCACTTTTACCAGTCAAGTACCTTGCCATTGCATCAGAAACATAATCATTTTGATTGACACTTTCTGAGGATGTAGTCTCTGTACTTGTGCTTTCTACTGAACCTGTAGCCTGTTCTTCTGACATATAAATTCCTTTTTTAGGTTACTTTGTTTTTACCGAAATCAACATTATCATTTTTAATACTCATCCAGAAAGAAGCCTTTCCTTTTCTTATGAGTATTTTTGCAATAGTAAATATTCCCCTGCTGAACTGTATTTTTATTTCAGGATTAGAAGGATCCGGGTATATCCATTCTCCAAACCATTTGTTTTCATCCGCATCATTGAATAGCGATATTGCATCAGAATCTTTTGTTGCATCGGATATCGCATCTCTTGCAATTGAATTAACATCAGAATTATACTTTGTACCACGAGGAACTTTCCTCAGTTCATCAAACTTTGCCTTCACTATCCTTCACCTCTTTTTCAAGAAAAACATGAATCTGCTCAATCATTCCGAGTTTGTTAAAGTACTCTTTAGGATCGGCAGCGTTCTTTCCCTCTTGTATACAAATTTCACGAATAAGAAAGACTAAGTATTGATATTCTTCAGATGCAAGAGTTCTTTTTACAGCAGCCCATAGCTCCCTCTGCTCTTCCGTAGACCGGAACGTTCGAATAGTTGTATAAACAGGGGATTCAACAAGAAACTTTGCCTTGTCAATCATTGCATTTAGTTGATCGTATTCTTTTTTGAATAGCCACTTTTTAAGCCATGACAGCATTGCCAGCTCCTTGCATCATAGGTTGCATTCCTCCTCCGGTCATTGCCATAGGATCTTGTGACGATTGCATATAGCCAGGTGCTGCCTGCATAACCTGCTCATTTGGCAGTATATCCTCTACCGATGGCACGTCAGCTTTTTGCAGTATGTCTTTTACGATAGGAGCCACATTGTACCCTGCCTGTTGCATTGCAGGATTGACCATGATGTTTAATAACCATGTAGCAAGGTTCTGTAGACGCAACAGTTCTGCTTGTTGATTTTTGCTTGCGGTAGTATTTGTCTTGTATCCATACTCTCCAAGAATTTGATATTTGTGAACCATTCGCTCTATGTCGGTAGGCTTTGGGCGCACCCAAAACAGTTCAGACAAAAACATTTGCAACAGTATAACATTTTTCATACCTATCATCTGTACACCGAAGTCGTAGTTTTCGAGTATGTCAGATTCAAGCAGACTCGCCTGATTTGCAATGATATTCGCAGCGGTTGCGGTGCTATTATTCTGAATTCCTCCACCCTGATTGGTATTTCTTGACAAATCTACCTTTGTACTCATTTTCTGGATGCTGTCGTTTACCATCTGTGTTATAAACTGTGCAGGATTCAGGTTAAGTGCACCAGGCTGAAACGGTTGAACCATATTGTTTACAGCATAGTTTTTTACGTCTACCGGTACAAACCCGTTGCGTCGATGGCTTGCTGATATATCCGATGGATCAATAGTATCTTTACCGAAGAAAATATACTGTCGCATTGAAGAAAGCGCGTTATCAGCAGTCATAGATAAGAACGTGTTCATAAAGTTCTCATGCGATACCACATATTCGGAATCCGAGTTTCCCCACCAATATTCATTTCGTTTATCGAATGAACATACAGTATACGATCGCATATCATCGTCGTAATCGTCAACACTTAGCTTGATAATAGTATCACCAATCATCTCAACAAAGTAGCGTTGAGTTCCATCCTCATTGCCTTTGATCGATATCAATCCTTCAAATCTTGCAAGGTCGGCGCATCCTGATTTTTCGTTAAAATTACTGTAATCATTAGCACCACCTTTTCTCGGCACGTTTCCATTTTTTAGAAGATCGATAACCTTTGCTACATTTTCTCTAATGTAAGTATCGTCATCAAGAAGATTTACAAGTTCATGAAGATATACTTTTTTATAGTGCCCTTGGAAATCGCTTTCTTCTGGTTCTGGAGTATTCGGATTCTGGAAATAGTCGCGTAACCCAATTTGAATATTGTATGAGTTTTTGCGGGTGTCGGACGATCGAACCCGTGAATAAGTACCGGTCATAGGATCGTAAACGGTCTTCAACTTTTCGTTACTGTCAACCTTCCAATAGGTGTATGTGATCGACGTTCCGAACTTCGATGCAGTGTCTATGCATGGCTTCAGGCACTTCATTTTATAGTGCGTGTGTTCAAGGTTAATATTGAGAACGAGTTCGGATTGTGCTGCATTCTCTGGAGGGGTGCTCCCGATTGCGGTAAGATTGAATATGTCAGCCGACCTATAATTGCCCGCCGTTATAGCTCTGCGTAGTAACGCCCTTTCCTTTACAATTGGAAATACAACACCTGAAATAAATGTGTTTTTCCGTGTAGATGCAGGCTTAAGATCGTTCGAGTTTTGTAATTCTGTAATTCTTTTGTCAAGAATTTCATAGCACTTTGAACCAAAATAGTCTGAAATTATCCCGCTTATATGGCCGGATATGCTCTTTTCATGCTGATCAAACTTTTTGACAAGATCAATCATTTACTACTGATTCCTTACAGGAAGATAAATCGGCTGCTTTATTTGTGTTCTAACCTTAATCCATCCACCCACGCGATTACCCGTAACCCCTTTTACCCACGTCTGGACTATATTTGCTGCTCCGTAAACAACAACTTGACCTCTCGTTACTGCATAACCTGCAACGTTGGTGCTATCCATGTAACCCCACGTTGCAACTGGAGTGCCTATACTATCAGATGACAGCATAATTGCCGACGATATCCACTTGCCTGCTGTATCGGCTGCGAGTGTGGAAAACCTGCCTATTTTAATCAACGGCCCCCAGGCGGTATCAGTTGACGTAGAGGAATTAACCTCTTGAACTCCATACCTGATACCAGCGTCAAATTTTATGGAATCGCTTTTGTACCCGGCAGCGTTGGTATCATCAGCAGAAACGCACAACTCGAAAATCGATGAGCCAGACAGCGGGATTACTCGACCGAATTTGAGAGAGTCCGCTTTAAAACTCCAGATCAGCGACGTGTCTTTCGATACATTTATCTGAGAAAACGTCATAAATGACGAGATTACAATTAGTAACATCAATTTGAACATGTATAGTCCTCCATGCATTTAAATACACTTCTGTACTATAATATAATCAATTTCATAACACAAGTGTATTATTTTATTTAGATACATTTTTACCACTTTAAACCCCCGTATGTTTTGGGTGCCGGGCGGTTGTCGAGGCACGACCATTTGTTGCCCTGTTTTTCTTTTTTAAAACTTTGATCCACAATTTTGCTTTTCATACTCAGATGGCTTGTCAAATAATATCTTGCCTCATCACAAACATGATCGTAATCATTATCTGCAATATCGTCTGGATCATCAGGATCACGTACCTGGATTTGAAAATTTTCATAAAATGTGTTGTTGTATCCACTCCATGCGAATGAGTTACTTGTCGATGTTATAGGGTCAGTTCCAAAATAATTTTGGCATATCCTCCATCCATTTGCCCGATCGTTAGGTGCCGGGACAAAATCCCAACCGGTAGTTTCGATGAAAATATCTGCAACACTTTTTGGCATTGCCCCTATGCCTACTTCTTTACGCTTTGTAAATATAGCGGGATCTGCATACACAATGCGAGGGGCGCGCCCTCCCGACCATGGGAATGAGCGCACCCAATCTTTTAACTCCTGTGCTTGCTCTCCTGCTGTATGTCCAAGTTTATGATACCATGTTGCAACACGATGTGGTCTACCCTGCTCATCTGTGTACCACAGCCCAAAAGATGAATGACCACGATCGCTTGATCCAAAATCAAAAGACCCTTCAAGTGTCAACGCTTCTCCACCGTCAATGCCGTGCGGATCTTCAAGTTCCGGCATCTGCGGGAACATCTGACCTGCCATAGCGTCCCAATCGCCATCAATCCAGGCAGCTTGTATAGCTTTTGGAAGCAAACGTAAGGTTTTTTCGTACTCTTCAGGTAGTTTAGTATTCTCCCGAAGTTTTAACTGAACAAAAATGCGTGACAATCCACTCGATTGGTCAATAAACGTTTTATCTCTTGCAACGTCAACAAATCTCTTTTTTACCCATATATGGCCAACATTTCCAGGATTGCACGAACTCATACATTGCGGACGAAGTTCTGGAATGCTTGACCTACAAGAACCAAGCACCATCAAATATCGTTGTTCATCAGGAATTATGTTGATTTCTTCAAATAAAATCTTTTGGTACTCATGACCTACATAGTGCGTCCAAGAATCCTTGTTTGCTAAGTGTCCGAGTGTTCCAAGGCCGCCACCTGGAAACTTTATTGTTGTTGGACTTCCACTTATTTCAAGACCGGAGAAGCGTTTCATTTTGAAGATCCAATCTTCTAAGTCAACGCTATTTTTACGTAGGATAAGTGCTCGGTACATTGGATGATATAGATATTCTGGTTCTAACAGCCAAGCACGCCCAACTTCACTTTTTCCTCCTCCACGGTTTCCGCCGGTACACACTTCAAATTCTTGTCTTGATAATGCAGCGGATTGGCGAGCATTGAGGGGTTTCCACGTTGATATAGTGGGTTCTTCCACTTTAAATATCTCCTATTGGTTCTCCAATAGCAACCTTTGCTGGCAGCTCCATACGTTGAACCTGAATTATACCAGAATGCTCTAACTGCTGTTTAGTAATCGGAGGCTCTTCATATTTCATGATGTCAATATTAATCTCCTGTGATTTTAGTGTCATGTCAACCATTAGTTTTGCAGCATTGAATCGGACACGGGGATCTTCTGATGTATCTCTGATAGTTTTAATTATCTGCTTATTCTGCTCAAGATCATCCTCTGTAAATGACATCGCATTAAGCTTTGCTCTAACCGCTTTTATGACAGCATTACTTTTAGATCGTTCTCCCAAAATTAACCCCAATATCCCCTATAATTGACAAATCACTTTTATTATTTACACATAATAATTAATACTGTCTTGAAATTGAAATGATTTCGATACACTAATGTATCATAAATATAATCAATTTTGAGGCAAAAGTGTATTTTTTTTAATTTGTAGATGGTTTTGGGTATAAAAAAAACACCTGTATTTTCTCCTGAGATAAAAGTTTGGGTTTTATCAGCAGGGTTATTCGCCAGGTATTTATTTGTGTATTTAAATAATAATAAACTGGTTATGCAGAATTAATCGCTTTTGATAGTGCATTAATTGCAGTAGTATTTTTTTGTATCTCAGAAATAAGGATATCAATTTTATTTATTAAGGGATCTGGAGATTTTTCTGTAGAATTTTCTTTTATTTCTTGCGTCCCAGGAACACACAATTCCAGTATTTTATTGATTCCACCAGGTTCTGATTTTTTCCCATTTTTTGAGTAACGACCGGTCGATGGCCAAAAATCTATTATTCCCTCTAGGGTCGAAATTTTTAAATGGATACCATTTGGCATTTTTTGAAATGGTATTTTGTGTTCATTCAGCTTAAATTCAGCATCGGCCAAAAATTGTTTTTTGTATTCGCTTGACATATTTATTTACTCCTGATGGTTTAGTATTACAATTATATTTTGTAATTAATTAATAATACCGGGATTAGAAGATTGAGAGAAAGGCAAAACCCCCCCTACCCCCCCATTGACAGATTTGAGTATGTCGAGGAGAAATAGGGGTGAACACCTTTGCTCTGGAACGATACCGTACATTAGTTAGTCTCGCTTCAGCTAGGTCAGACCCGAAACTGATCTAGAGCGTTTGCAGTCCGCCGCAGTAGTAATATAATAAATCCAAAATCAAAATAAAATGCCTTGAATAAATACCGTACACGCCATGTATACATTTTGTACACAAATTGTGTACATGTTGTTTAATCTATGATCTGTACACACTCAGTACCCTCACCGCTTGCCATATCTGCCACTCTGCACGCTTCTTGCCCGTAGTACGGGCACCGGCAGGTATTTTTATACTCACATCCGATGCATGTTTTTATGATCTGATTCACCTTCCGCTCCTTTTTTGATTGTTGAACTAAACTCATACCTATAATATACACTAAATTTTGATTAAATGCAATATATTTGTATTATTTTTAAAATAAATATTTATTACATTTTTATTATTTTTATCTTGCATTTATACTATTTATATGTTATATTTATATTGTAATGATTAATTAACTCAACTAGGGAGCAAAAAAATGAAAACAGATCTAACAACATTGACAGTAACGAGCCCCAGCGGACAAATTTTGGAAGCGTCTGAAAACCCAAATAGTGACATATCACTGTCATCGGCTGCCGGTAACCACGGCAGTGTATCACGTGTTGTATGGGATGCTAAACTCGCACAAATGCTCTCAATGGGATTTGTTTCAACAACCAAAACAAATGCATATAACATTTAATCAGGGGGAAAAATAATGGAATACCGAAAAACTTTTCTGCATAAAACTGAGCTACTACCAATTGGCACAAACGTTGCGGTTGGTAACAAACGCGGCGTAGTAATAAAGGCCGTTTTTGTAAAAGATCAATTTGGACAACCGGTTGTATTACACACTATTAATTACACTAAAATATTAACAGACCGGTACCGTATGACATTTAAAAATATTAATAAAATTAGTACATGTAACTATGGGTTTATTCAACCTGAATTAATTTAAGTTTGATTTTATAATAAAAATGTATTATATTAGCAATAGAATAATAATACATTTTTAACAAAGGATTTTTATGAAAGTAGTTGATGGTATGGTTTCGGTGCAGTCGTTGATTCCGGTGGAATATCATGCTGAAATGGTCAAAATGACCAAGAAAAACGGCAAAATAATTAAAGCGTTTATTTCCGATGCGGTTATAGAAAAGATCAATCGGGAAAAGGAAAAGAAAAAATAATTTGGTTTATATTAAAAATATATTGCATTGTTAGTATAAATGTAGTATATTAGTAATATAAGCAACAAACGGTACCTGCAAACCGAAGATGCAGGATTAACGCTGGAAAGGCCAGCGAAAAAAAGGAGTTTTTGTGTTGTACTTAGAAAATGAAAACGTTTATGTTGAGCCAAATGGCGTCATTAGAGATGCCGACGAATCGACATGCACATGGCATGTCGAGCAAGGGTTGCGGTATGTTAGAATGATCGCAACCTTACACCCTGATGAATTAATCAGGGTTATAAATTTTTGTGGGAAACGCACCATTAGGTGGTGCGTTAAAAAAGCCCGGCAAATCGCCGGGGAGAGCCCAATTAGGACTCTCAGAAGAAATCTTTGCGGTAAAGGAACAAACCTTAAGACCTATCTCAAAATTTCATACGGATGCGGAATTAATCCGCTCCCCGCACTTCGTGAGCTGGGGATAAATGTAAAATGGGGGAAAATATCCTCCAACGATATAACAGCAGACGTTGCTGTTTACTACAGAGACGGAAATGTATGTATAACATACCCGACGTACCGAGAGTGTCGGGTAATGTCTGAAAAACTGGAGCAAATATACCGCTCCAAAAACATTGAGGAGTGTAAGAAAAAAGGTGTTTACACAGATAAATGTAAATGCCGAGTCGTTCACAAAAAAGTTGTACGAGTCACTGAAGAAGAGTAAGAAGGAGATTTTATGAAATGTGAAGTAAGCATCGTAGAAAACAAAATACAAATAGGAGACCAATATCTACCACACGATATTAGTATTTTGGCGTTATCTATTAATAACGCAGTAGATAAGATTATAGGATGGTGTGGGGAAA